GGACGCGTCTCAGCGACCTCGGCGAGCGGGTCGAGTTTTTCAATGAGAATGCGTCGTGTCCCGTATGCGACCAAGCCATTTCAGACGGCCATAAATCTGAGATTTTACGCACGACCGAAGAATCTCAGAATCGGGGGAAGGCAACGCTTAAAGAAATCGGAGTTGAAGGCCTTGCGTTGGAAGAGAAGATTAAGTTGCAAAATGAGCTACTTTCAACGCTTCAGTCTTCAGTATCGGAACTCACTTCCAATTCCCAAGAGATTTCAAGGCTCCAAAAAGAAATATCTGATTATCAGAAATTCTTAGAGAAAGATGTCTCGGCTGATCTAGAAAAAGCAAATGGAGATCTTGCAGTTATAAAAGAAGAATTGCAAGATCTCTCTGATTCCAAAATGAGAAAGAACGAAGAGTACTCTTATAAATTAGCTATAGCTGAAATGTTGAAAGATACTGGTATCAAGACTAAGATCATAAAGCAATACTTACCAGTTATGAATAAGCTAATCAATAACTATCTTCAAGTTCTTGACTTCTACGTGCACTTTAATCTAGATGAAGAGTTCAATGAAACAATTCGCTCAAGGCATAGAGATGAATTTACATATGATTCGTTTAGTGAAGGTGAAAAACAACGTATTGACTTAGCATTATTGTTTACATGGCGGCAAATTGCTAAGATGAAAAACTCAGTATCAACTAACTTGCTCATGCTCGATGAAACATTTGATTCGTCACTCGATCATGAAGGAGTAGACAATCTTATTAAGATCCTATATACACTAGGAGATGATACAAACGTCTTTATCATATCTCACAAAGGCGAGATACTTGATGGTAAGTTTGAAAATAAGATTGAATTTGTAAAAGAAAAGAACTTCTCAAGGATAAAGAGCAATGCCGGAAGTCAGTAAAGAAACTATATGGCACTTCACATGCCAGAAATGTCTGGGTTGGTTCTCAGTTGCAACTAGCGATGCCTTCAACCCAATGAGTAGAGAGTTTTATTGCCCATGGTGTGGCGATAAAACAAAATGTGAAAATAAGAAATAAATGGTTTACAATGCGGTGAAAACGTGTTATAATATACTAACAATTGAAAAAGAGGTATATAATGGAACTCAGCGAAAACACTCTTAATGTCCTGAAAAACTTCAGTGGCATTAATCCTAACATGATGATTCGTTCAGGTAACACTATCAAAACCATTAGTGAGGCTCGGACTGTACTATCCACTGCGGTAGTTGATGCTGAGTTTCCTAGGGACTTTGGTATTTACGATCTGAATGAATTCATGGGCGTCCTTAGTTTGGTTGACACACCACGTCTTAAGTTTGAAGATGACTTTGTGGTTGTTAACGATTCTACTGGACGATCTAAAGTCAAGTACTTCTATTCTCTAGAAGATAACTTGACAACTCCACAAAAAGACATCACAATGCCAGAAGCAAATGTAAAGTTCAAACTAGACAATGAGACAATGAATAAGCTAAAACGTGCTGCTTCAACTCTTGGTCATAGTGAGATCTCTATTTCTGGTAAAGATGGTGTACTCAGTCTTTCTGTGGTTGATTCTCAAAACATGACATCTAATGTTTTCTCCATCGATGTTGATGGTGAATTTAATTCAGATGACACGTTCAACTTCATCCTGAGTACAAACAACTTAAAGATACTACCCGGTGATTATGAGGTAGCTATATCATCTAAGTTAATCTCGCAGTTCAGTCATACTAGTCTAGACGTAAAGTATTGGATTGCACTTGAAAAAACATCTACCTTCGGAGCGTAAAATGTCAGAAACTATGACACAACTAAGGGACGTGTCTAACCGCACTGCCCGTTCTATGATTGCCGTTATCGATGCAATGACGCAGCGTGGCGCAATCAAAGGCGAAGAACTATCCACTATTGGAGGATTGCGTGATCAATCAATTCAGATCATTCAATTAGCAGAACAAGTGGAACAAGAAGAAGCCATGGAAGCAGCTGAAGAAGCCGCTGAAGCGGAAAAAAGTGCATAAGGTTAGACGCTCAATAGTCTCGTGGGGGAGGCATGGTTACCTCCCCACTTTTATTATATTATGGAGTATGTGTGAATGTCTAATGAATTCTTATGGGTCGAGAAGTATCGTCCTCAGCAAATCGCCGATTGTATCTTATCAGACGAGCTCAAACAAACGTTTGAAAAGATTGTAGCGGCTGGTGATTTGCCAAATATGCTGTTCAGTGGTACAGCTGGCACCGGTAAAACTACCGTTGCAAAAGCTTTATGCAATCAATTGAACCTTGACTGGATTATTATCAACGGTTCTGAAGATGGCAATATTGATACCCTGCGTGGTAAGATTAAACAGTTTGCTTCCACCGTTTCATTACAAGGTGGTGTCAAGGTTGTAATCCTTGATGAGGCTGATTATCTTAATGCACAGTCAACGCAACCGGCTCTTCGCGGTTTTATCGAAGAATTTTCATCTAACTGTCGATTCATACTAACTTGTAATTTCAAGAATCGTATCATTGAACCATTACACTCTCGTTGCGGTGTATATGAATTCAACACGTCAAAGAAAAATACTGCAGTGCTTATGCAGCAAATGTTTGATCGTGCGTGTATGATCCTTGATAGTGAAGGAGTTGAATATGATAAAAAAGATCTGTTGCCAATTATATCGAAGTTTGGACCGGATTGGCGCCGCTGTCTTAACGAGCTACAAAGACGTTCTGTTTTGGGCTTTGATGTTAGCAGCACTGTTGATATGGGTGGATCCATTGAGGATCTTGTAAAGACGCTAAAAGACAAGAACTTTAAAGAAATGCGCAAGTGGGTTGTTAACAATATAGATACAGATGCATCGGCTATCTTTCGCGGTTTATACGATAACGCAAACAACAGCATTGAGCCACAGTCAGTCCCTCAACTGATACTGATTTTGGCTGACTATCAATACAAACATGCGTTTGTTGCTGATCATGAACTTAATGTTGTTGCTTGTTTAACGGAGGTTATGGCTAATGTCAAGTTTTCCTAAGCTAACTATATACTCACAACCACGCTGTAGTTATTGTGAAATGCTAAAGATCAAACTACTAGAGTGGAATATCGAATTTGACGAAGTAAACATCAACGAAGACGTACAAGGTATGGCTATGATGCGTTTGAATAATCATAGAACGGTACCACAACTCTATTGGAATAAAATGCATGTTGGTCCAACAAATAATGACACCATGTCTTTTACAATAGAAATGCTAGAAGAAAGCCTTGACCTTGATAACTACCAAGGTGGCGTGGAGAGCTTTAAATGAATCCATTCGAGTTTGTAAACGATATCACGCATGGTAAGTCAAACATTATGGTTGACGATATTACCGAGAAAGCATACAATCCCTTTATGATTAATCGAAGCCTGTCATACTTTCATGACTGCGTTTTGATGGCAAATGAAATGAACATCAACCACCACCTAGATAAACGTTTACAATTTGACTTTCTTATAAATATTGTTAGGAAAAAGAAACGTTTTTCTAAATGGGCAAAAGCTCAAAAGAGTGACGACATTGAAGTGATTAAGGAATATTATGGCTATAGTAATAACAAAGCGCGCCAGATCCACTCCCTTCTATCGTCAGAGCAAATTGATGAACTAAAGAAGAAGGTACACCGGGGTGGAAAAAGATAATAATATAGTTGAATGGACAGCCTCCTCAATGCTGGAGGTTACTTTGGACGAGCCTGATGATTTCCTTAAAGTAAGGGAAACACTGACTCGAATCGGCGTAGCATCTCGAAAAGATAATACACTATTCCAATCTTGCCATATCCTACACAAGCAAGGACGATACTTTATCGTTCACTTTAAAGAATTGTTTCTGCTAGATGGAAAGAAATCTAATCTAGAAGAAAATGATATTGCACGGCGTAATACAATTGCCACGCTTATGAGTGATTGGGGTTTGCTATCCATTGATAACAAAGATCAAGCACAACCATTAGCACCATTAAGGCAGATTAAGATTATTCCTTTCAAAGAAAAAGTAAAGTGGACACTACAGCCAAAGTATAATATCGGTAATAAGTAATGGATTACCAAGGCTGGGAACGAGACTACCTTGAGAACAAGGATACTTATGACGCGCTAATTTCAAAGTGTATTTTAGCAGGTGAGCAAGACGTAAGCACCGAGTTCTTAGACAAGGAAGTTGCAGAGATCGCAGATCGAAAGTATGCAGTATCTTGTTCAAATGCCACCGATGCCTTGGTGTTCGCTCTACAAGCATATAACATTGGCCCTGGAGATGAAGTAATAGTTCCAGACTTTTCTTGGATCTCTACTGCGTCAGTTGCAAATATGGTTGGTGCTACTCCAGTCTTTTGTGATATCGATGTTGATACACATCAAATGACGTTGCATCATATTAAGAAACTAAGAACTGATAAGACTAAAGCTGTAATATATCCATGCTTGTTTGGTGCTATGTTTCCTGAGATATTTGCTGTAGCTCAATGGTGTAAAGCCGAAGATATTATTCTTATTGAAGACTCGGCACAAGCACTTGGTGTAGAGCTCAATGGAATAAAAGCAGGTTCCATTGGAGACATTAGCGTTTATTCCTTTAATGATAATAAAGTCATTGCCGGTTTCAATGGTGGTGGCGCTGTTATGACTGACTCTAAAGATATAGCTGTTGTGATTCGCAAGCTGGCTTGTTATGGTAGAGGCGTTCCGTTCAAAGACAGAGACATGAAGTTTCTTGGCCGTAACTCAAAAATGTATTTGATGAATGCTCATATCATTAGCCATCGATTAAAGAGTAGAGAAAAATGGCAAAAGCGTAGACAAGAGATCGCAAAAGTATTTGATGAATTCTTTGCAGATAAGCCAGTAATATTACAAGAGTTTCCGGAAGGACTTAACCATAATTACCACAAATACGTAGTACGATTTAAATCAAATGCTATGCGTGATCATATGAAACACGAGTGTGGAACTAATATACATTACGCAGATCCTATATCTCATAATTCATATTACGGGCACACGTATATAAACACTGGTGCTGAGCACGTCGCAAATACCATTATGACTATTCCATGCCACGCGTGGATGACTGATGAAGAAATAGATTCTGTATGTGATATTCTAGAGAATGGCTTTTGGAAATCATATATATACAATGTACGTCGCACAGCGAGTACAAAATAACCTTGCTAGTCAATAGGAGGAACATATGACTGGATCATTCGCGTACCCGCGAAACGCCTTTTTGGGTTTCGACCACATCTTCGATCAACTGGAAAATATCCACGTACACTCGAAGGATACCTATCCACCACACAATGTAGTCAAAGACGAAGAGATGGAATACACTCTTGAAATGGCTGTGGCTGGATTTAAACAAGAACATATTGATATTGAAGTCAAGGATCATATCCTTACTATCAAAGGAGATCGTCCGGCGAGACGAGATCAAAGTAAGTATGTTTATAAAGGTATTAGTGCTCGAAACTGGCAAAAGTCATTTAGACTGTCTGAATACACAGAAGTCACTGGAGCTGATCTAACGGACGGAATCTTAACTGTCGGACTTGAAGTGGTCCTTCCAAAAGAGAAGCAGCCTCGTAAAATTTCAATCACGAAACACGAGGAACTATCAAATGACATCAATAGTATTGAAAGTCCAAAGCTGGAATCTGCCTAATCCATTAGAGGCAATTGCCGGTTTCTTCGCGTCAGTTGGCAAATCTATGCAGCTGTCCCGACAAATTGCAGCAAACGAGCAAATTGCTCGAGTGTTGTTAGTTGAATATCCTGAGCACACGTACTATAGCCTGTTGGCTGAGTTAAACCATCGGACTATGGAGGGGTTTAGAAATAATGTTTAATCTTGTAAAGAAATTATTAAAGGTTGAACTTCAACCAGCTAAACAACCTCTAAAATATCGTGAGTATCAGTATACTCTTTCAGAACTTGAGCGTAGACTTAATGCTGAAGTTCAGGGTTACGGGACAAGATATTAATGTGGCCGTATACTAAAGAAGAAAACGACAGACTTTCATAATAAATAAAGGGGAACGGCTTACGCTGTTCCCTTTCAATACAGGAGGAATGGTATGTGTAATAAGTGTGGACACAATTGTCATTGCGGTAAAGAATGCCCAGACTGCGTTAACGATGTTTGTTATAACTGCGACTGTGAAAATGATAAAGATATACCTGATTCATTTACAAGAAGGAATTGAATATGAATATTGATAAATTACGAGAAGAATTAAAAGTCGACGAAGGAGTTAAATATGAGATCTACTTGGATCATCTTGGTCTCCCTACTTTCGGCATTGGTCATCTTGTTCTCGATAGCGATGTGGAGCACGGGCAAGAAGTTGGAACTCCTATCTCAGAAGATAGAGTCATCGAAGCGTTCGCTAGCGACGTCGACGTGGTGCTCAAAGACTGCACCATACTATACCCCGATTTCGAAACACTGCCCGAAGAAGTCCAATTGATCATTGCGAACATGATGTTTAATATGGGCCGACCACGATTATCTAAGTTCAAAGGCATGAAGGCCGGAGTTGATGCTCGTGATTGGCATAAGGCTGCTAAAGAAATGGTAGATTCAAATTGGTACAGACAAGTTACCAACCGCGCACAACGTCTAGTAGATAGGATGCAACAAGTCCGTGATTAGTATTACTGACGAAGCAAAGCAATATCTGGATAAAGTCAGGAACGGCGACTACGTTACACTTGGTGTGAAGGGTGGTGGTTGTTCCGGCTTTACTTATGTGTGGGACTTTAAAAACAACTGGCCAGATGTAAACTGGAGCGAGCCATATGCTGATGCACTAGTGCTAGATCCGATGGCAGAAATGTTTGTAGCAGGATGCACTATAGACTATAAAAATGAACTAGGTGGAAGTTACCTAACAGTGGTGAATCCTAATGCAACTGCAAGTTGTGGGTGTGGCGAATCATTTGCGGTATAGCTCACTTTTTTGTTTACAAACCGGTTATAACGTGATATAATTATCTCTGAAGGTTGGAGGTAATATGTCTTTTTATACTAATGTCTGCCGTTATGGCAATACTATTTTATACCGTGGTTATAACGCTCACGGTAAGCGCATCTATAAGCGTGATACTGATTTCAAGCCAGTATTCTATACAGAAAGCAAAGCACATAGCGAATGGCGATCACTTGATGGTCGGCAGATTGCGCCTATTGAAATGGATAATATGCGCGAAGCTAAGAACTGGCTTGACTCTAATAGGGATGTTGCAGGTCGTAAGATCTTCGGCAACCACAAATATCTACAACAATATATCACACAACGTTTTCCACGTGACATAGAGTTTCGTCGTGAATTCATTGATGTTGGTACATTCGATATTGAAACAGAATATGATGATGGCTTTCCAGAACCAGCTGAAGCATCACAAAGAATTCTTTCGATTACTTACAAGTCAAGTAAATCGAAACTATATCATGTCTGGGGTTATGGCGATTTCAATACTGAGAATTCTCTCATCCAACCCGTTCGCTATTATCGTTGTCGCGATGAAGCCAGTCTCCTTACTAAATTCATAGAGTTCTGGTCTGACGAAGATAAGACTCCAGACGTGATCACTGGTTGGAATATTCGTTTCTTTGATGTTCCATATCTAATTAATCGTACAGCAAAAGTATTATCAATCGACGCATGCAAAGCATTCTCGCCATGGCGTATGGTTGACCATCGTGAGATTACTCGCCGTGGTAAACAACAAGTTGCATACGATATTAAAGGTATTGAGCAACTAGATTATCTTGAGCTATTCCAGAAATTTGGTTATTCATATGGCGCACAAGAATCATATGCCTTGAACCATATTGCCTATGTTGTACTTGGCGAACGTAAGATTTCGTTTGAAGAAGCTGGNAACCTNAAGAATCTGTACAAACAAGACTTTCAAAAGTACATTGACTATAATATGAAAGACGTTGAACTGGTTGATCGCATCGAAGAAAAGATGGGATTGATTACGTTGGCTATGACTATGGCTTATCGTGGTGGTGTCAACTATTCTGAAACGTTTGGTGTTACTTCGATATGGGAATCCATTATCTATCGTAAGCTATTATCTGAAAAGCGCGCATCTCCAGTCTTTGCTGGTGATTCTATCAAAGCCAAGTTTGCTGGTGGTTACGTCAAAGAACCACATGTCGGCGCGCATGACTGGGTAGTATCGTTCGATCTGAACTCGCTATATCCAAACATTATTGTCCAGTGGAATATGAGTACCGAAACTCTAGTATCTGCTGGTGAGACAAGTGGTGTTGACTACTATATGGATGCGTCTCCATATAAAGGTGAACATTGTCTTGCAGCTAACGGTAGCACATATCGTAAAGACGTTGATGGTGTGATTCCAAATATTATTATTGACTACTATTCTGATCGTAAATCGATCAAGAAACAAATGCTTCTGGCTGAAAGTTCTTATCAAAAAGAAAAGACAGTCGCTCTGGAAAAAGAGATCAACAAGCTTAATAATCAGCAAATGGCTATTAAGATCCTGATGAACTCTTTGTATGGCGCTCTCGGCAATCAATACTTCAAATACTTCGACCTTCGCCTTGCCGAGGGCGTCACACTTACTGGTCAGCTGGCAATCCAATGGGCTGAACGTACAGTCAACGAATATATGAACAAGATAATGGAAACCAATGATGTTGATTATGTTATCGCTATTGATACCGATAGCCTTTATGTTAATTTTGGCAGTATGATCGAAAAGTTTACACCAACTAATCCAGTTAAATTTCTAGATATGGTGTGTAAAGACAAGATCGAACCAGTTATTGCTAAATCATATGAGAAGCTATTCAATAATATGAATTGCCATAAACCTCGTATGGAAATGGGTAGAGAAGTTATTGCTGATCGTGGTATATGGACTGCTAAAAAGCGATACATACTTAACGTGCACAATAGTGAAGGTGTTCAATATGCGGAACCAAAACTCAAAATCATGGGTATCGAGGCTATCAAGTCGTCGACGCCTGAGGTTTGTCGGGATAAGTTCAAGGAGATATTCAAGATCCTTGTCTCAGGTGGAGAAGCCGAAGCACAAGCATATATCCGAGACTTCAAGGCTGAGTTCAAAAGTCTGCCGCCAGAGAAGATCGCCTTTCCGCGGTCGGTCAGCAACATCACCGACTGGTCAGATCGCAAAACGGTATACAAAAAGAGTTGTCCGATCCATGTGCGTGGGTCGTTACTCTTCAACAAATATGTAAAAGAAAACAAGCTAACAAAAAAGTATGAGCTGGTTACTAACGGTACACGCATCAAGTTTTGTTATCTCAAAATGCCTAATCCAATTCATGAAAACGTTATGGCATTCCCTGAAGTTATTCCAGAAGAGTTTAAACTGACACCCTATATAGATTACGATCGGCAGTTTGAAAAAACATATGTTGAGCCACTTAAATTAATCCTTGATGCTATTGGTTGGTCACCTGAACCAAGAGCAAGTTTAGACGAGTTCTTTGGATGATATTAAAAGTCACAGAAGTAGAACACTACACTAATACTCTTTTTCGTATTCGTACAGATAGACCGGCTTCGTTTAGATTTTCAGCTGGCGAATTTGTAATGATTAACTTAGAAGGAACACCTAAAAGAGCGTATAGTTTAACGTCAGGTCCTTATGACGAATATCTTGAGTTCTATAGCATAAAGGTACCTGATGGTGCTTTGACAAAAGAACTACAACATATTAAAGTTGGTGATGATATTGAAATGGGTGAGCGTACTTCTGGTACACTTACACTGGCTAATATCGAACTAGGTGGTAACTTATGGATGTTTGCCACCGGCACTGGGATTGCTCCGTTTATAAGCTTGTTACGAGATCCTGAGACATTTGAAAGATTTGATACAGTCAACTTAGCTTGGTCAGTAAGAACAAGAGCTGAGCTTAAATCTTATCATAAGTTTTTGTTATCACTAGATGGATATTTTACTTACTATCCAACGGTAACACAAGACGAACCAGCTTTGAGAGTACTCTCTGGTAGAATTACTGATCACATAGATAACGATGTTTTTTGGAAGTTTATTCGTCCGGACTCAGATAAAATAATGGTATGTGGCAATATGGATTTTAATAATGATATGAAAAAACGATTTATTGACATAGGATTTAATGAAGGCAATAAGAAAAGTGCAGGTACGTTCTTGCAAGAAAAAGCATTTGTTGGATAAAAAGGTTTACATTGTAGTGAAAACGTGTTATAATATACTAAATGAATGGAGTAAAGTATGAGTAGTAATTGGGTAAAAGATATTGAAGACATGCACCGCAAGTTTGGTGTACATGATTGGGTTGACAATCAAATCAAAGAAGGCAACAGCGAAAAGCTTCAAGAGTTCTTACAATTCAGGATGCGTTTCTTGTATGAAGAACTTAATGAGATGGACATAGCAATGACTGAAAGAAATCCAGAAGAAATTGTGGATGCTCTTATTGACTTATGTGTTGTGGCCATCGGTACACTAGACTCTTTTGGCGTAGATGCCTATAAAGCTTGGGACTCGGTACACACCGCCAATATGGCAAAAGAACCGGGTGTTAAAGAAACAAGACCGAATCCACTAGGGCTACCAGATCTAATTAAGCCAGATGGATGGACCGGTCCAGATCATAGTGAGAATCATGGCTATATCACTGACGCTGTTTAAAAACATATTTGATAACAAAACAAACAAGCGTATCGATGCACCTGACTTCGATGCGTTTGAATCTGTTCTATATGATTTGTCAAAGAAGCCATTCGCTAGTAAAGACAAAGCTATGCTTATGTCACCTGCTATCTATGAGAAAGACACTACACGTAAGAATGATAATGTAATTGAATGGGCTGGTTGGTGCGCAGTCGATGTTGATGATTACGTACCTGAAGGAGATCTAAAAGATGAACTTATTAAACGTTTTTCTGCCTATCGCTTTGTGTGCTATAGCACTGCCAGCTCTACGAGCGATCGACCGAAGTTCCGCCTTGTTTTCCCACTTAACAAGCCTGTACAAAAAGAAAAAATCAGACAGTTCTGGTTTGCTCTTCAAACAGAGCTCGGTGATCTTGGAGACAGACAAACTAAAGACTTGTCTCGAATGTATTACATCCCTGGTTCTTATGCTGGTGCTCACAACTTTATCTTTAGCCATCATGACGGTAACGATATTGATGTCGATCGATTGATTGCAAAACATCCTGTTCCACTTAAGCCAAACCTAGATAATTTCTTTGATCGTCTACCTGAAGCATTACAAAACGAAATAGTACAATATCGCAAAGATAAACTTGATGCAAACTTTGAATGGTCGTCATATCATGATTGTCCATTCTGGCCAAAGCGAATAGCAGCTGAATATCAAACCATTAGTAATACTGGCTGGTATGCTAAGATGTATTCTATTATGATTGCTGTTGGTGGTAATGCTGTACGAAGAAAGTATCCTATTACTGCCTCTGAAATTTCTATATTATGTCGTCAATTTGACGAAGATAACGGTAATTGGTATAAGAACCGTCCACTTGATAAGGAGGCCGATCGTGCACTCGAATACGTCTACAAAAACATATGATGTCTTTAACATGAACATGACCTTTGACGTATCTGACATTCAGGATAAATCTGAATGGAAAGAACGTGCCATGACTGAGGCAAAGGCAATTCATGGTAAGCCATCAACAGCTCGAGGTAGAACTCTTAATGAAATCTACGAAACATGTTTGTATGGCCATGCGCCAGAACAATACCTGATTGAAACCGGATGGATGGATGATGAGCGTCCATACAAAGATCTGATTGATCCACAAGGTGATAACGTAGAAATCAAAGTAACAGAGAAGATGGTATTCGTACCATACGTTCTTTCTCGTTGCCAAACGGCTAAGTTAGAAACATGGAGAAACTACCCAGACATTGTCTACATCTTCATTAATA